GGTACATCTAAGGGCGCACTACGTGAAGGTCCACTACGCTCGTTCGACAGAGAGATACCACAACCACCTACTACACCTAACGCACCAGAGACACGCATCACACAACCGCTGCACCCGCTGAGTGCATCGAAACAATACACCGATAAGACGCTGCGTGAAGCTGCACACACGACAGCACGCAATCAATTGTTCAGACTGCTAACACGTGATGCTGTTGGCAACCCTACGCACCTAGTTACCAATGGGCGTATACGTGCTGTACAAAGTGGGCCGGGCCGTTACTGGTTCACACCTGCACAACTAAAGTCGCAGCAGTTTAGACACCTAGAAGATAGCCCTAACATTGGCATCGAATGGGAGAATGGTCGCGCGCGTGTATGGGAGTTCGGTGATGCGGAAGTAGCACGTGCTGCACGTATGGAGCCTGTGCAACTTAGTGGCTTGATGAAAGCTGTCACAGTTGTCACTAACAACAACAAGTTCTGGACAACAGGTCCGGGCAACTGGGCATTCGCACCTATCAACGCTTACTACAATACAGCGATTGCGATGCTGACACATAGGAATGATCGTGTCTTCGGACCTATATCACATAGACTGCATCAGTTCTTACCAGAGCGTGTAGCTAGAGGTATCAACGCTGTAGTGCCTGACATATCAGCAGTGATAGTTGGTATACCGTACTACGCAGTTAGGAACCTCATTCAACTACAGACACACTACCTGACGCGTCCTATAGCGCGAGCACTTGCACAACAGGTAGCACCATTTCAGGCGTTGCAGACTGTGCTAGGTCCACGTGCGTACAACGCTGTGATCGCTGCGGCATCACGCGCTGCATTGTGGGCTGACAATGCTGAAGCTGTAGCTGTGCGTAGAGGTGGTGCTGGGCATGGTACGCATAGCATCGACAACATACCAGTTGTACGCAACTCATTCAGCGCGATGAAGGAGCATGTGCCTGCACCTATGAGGCATGTGTGGCAGTTGTATACAGACATACTTGACAGCTTCCATATGGCTGACAAGACGCAGTACTACACGCAGAACCACGCAATGTTGTCACGTCAATTCGGTGGCAACATACCGCCTGAGCGGATAGAGCGACTACTTGATGAGACACGCAACATCGCCGGTGACATGTCGCTCGTACCGGGCAGTAAGATAATGCAAGATGTAGAGCGTATAGTGCCTTACATGACGCAGACTAAGTTAGGTGCATATCACCTGATACGAAACATGTTTGGCAGGGATACCGCACTTACTACACTACCGCGCATGATGATTGGTATGGGTGCTATAGCACAGTCATACTACTTTATGACGCACTGGAATGATGAGAGCCGCAAGATGCTGTGGGAGCAGACACCTGAGTATGACAGGTATCGCTACGCATACTTGCCTGCACCTAAGCTAGCGCTAGCACACTTCCAAGGTAAGACACTGCCATTCAGTGAGGACTTGTACTACAAGATACGCATACCTCCTGACATCGCAGGCATGGTTGCTGGCACTGCTGCATTCTTCCAGATGATGGGTGCTATTCCTAGTAGTGCTACTATCAAGCCACTGAGCAGTGACATAGGCAAGGTGTTTATTGATAGCTTCACACCAGCTATGCCACCTATAGCGCAGATACTACTTGCACAGAGTGGCAAGCGGCTTGATCCATCTACATCTGAAACACGTGGCGGCAATTGGATACGTGATAGCGGCTCACTGTTTCGTGCTGGTCCTAATGCGGAGAGCGTGTCTAACTTAGGTGAGATAAGCAATAGCACATCGTTGATGATGGCCGCTTTGTTCGGTGCTATGGGTACACACATAGCGATGGCTACTGATGTGATGTTGCACTCTGCCAACTACAACAAAGGCACAGGGCCTTCACCACTGCCAACACCTAGAGAGAGTGCTAACTACGGTGAAGGGTTGCGCCGTGCTACTGGTGAAGTGTTTGATCGCACTGTATCTAGGATGCCAGAGATACCGCTAATATGGCAGAACAAAGAACGCTACAGTGCGATGACACCTACATGGCAGATGACATCGCAGAACAACGTGCACATCAGCTCTATCGTAGGTATGCGTAATGAGTTAGGCAAAGCTGCAATGGAGCGTAGACAGATTGCTGTGCAGGCTGGTGGTATACCTGAGAAGGGAATGACCAGTGCGGTGCTTACGCAGATTGCTAACGACATTGCAGCGTGGCAGTATCCGAGCGGTGATCTAGGCAAGCTGAAAACACAGCAAGCAAAGATACGTGCGGCTGTCCGCGGCATTGATGCGCAGTATAACATGCCACTCGAACAACGCACTCAAGAGAAGAACAAGTACGTGAAGTTGCAGCAGGCTAACCTAGAACAGCAAAGGCTTGCAACGCTGTATGCTGAACAGGTGATAGCTGATAAGTATGGTCAAGCTCTGAAGCCACTGTTGCGTGGTAGACAGATCAACATGTCTACGCTTGACAAGATCATGCGTGAGAATAGCGGTAGACCGGCTACTGCTCCTGTTGGTGAACAACAGCAGCCGGTCCCGTAGCTATACATTGTATATCACATAATCTCTGCGCGCTTGATCTTCTTGATCGTTGACCACCGATGGACACCATTGGCGTCAGGTACACTTATACCGCATTCGGCAGGGATTATGAGTTGCTTACCTCCTATCAGGATGGGTGCTTCTGCGTGCTTAGCAAGTATGCGGAGCGCCTGCTTAGCAACATCACGCCTCGCTATACCGATCAGTCCGTCATGTGTGTTAAGTGCAACACGCGCTTTACCCTTCGGCCAAGCGGGGTCGTCGTGCGCCTTGTACACTACCCGGCAGATGTGATCTCCGATAGTTGACTGTGGGTAGAACGCGACGATGGACTCTGTGCTTTCATCTGTAGCTGGTATGAGTTGCACGTAGCGCCTGCCGTATGCGTTATAGATTGCACGATCCTCGCGTACTCTTTTTAGGTCTTGCTCCCAACCTTTCTTGAGTTCGGGAGTTAGCTTATGGTACTTGACAAACGCCTCGCTTGCTGTGCTTAGTGATAAGCCAGTTGTAAGCGCAAGCCTGTCAGGCATCATACGGTAGTTAAGACCATGACGACACCTTTTAGCAACGAAGCGAATGGTTGGCTTGCCAGCAAGCTCCGCGTTGTACTCGATGCCGTCGCGCTTAGCGGCGATGTCGTCCAATGGGTAGCGGTCGAAGGTGGGAACCTCGTCGTACGGTACATCGAACATGTCAGCGGCAAGAGCGCGGTGGCAGTCGTAGGAGCCGTCGATACGCGCACGCTCAAACTGAGCAATCCACGTGTCGATGTTGTAGCGCCAACCGACGACGCGAGCCTCCGCTTGACTGCCGTCGATGTATATAAAGCAGCAGTCAGGATCAGCAATGAACATCGCTTTCGCACGGTCGGGAATGTTTTGCAGATTACCGCCACTGCCCCACAACGTTTGCGCACTACTCAATCTACCCGGCGCGTTGCGTACCCCCGTTTGTCTGTAGTCGCAACGCATCCTACTATCCCCGTCAGGGCGAGCTGAAGCATACACGCTGTAGAACTTGTCGTCTTCAATGTACGCATCTACAGCATCAAGGACTGCTCGCGCAGCAGGTGGTGTGCGTGGGTGCTTACGCATCAACTCGCGATTGGTAGCGTCAGTACTCACGCCTCTACCTACTAGCTTCAACTTACTGAAGTACAACTCTGCCATCTGCTTCGGTGAGTTAGGGTTAGGTGTGTAGAATGGATCACCTGTAGCTGTGCGTGCTGCTTCATAGAACGCAGCGAGCTTACGTTGTAAGTCAGCATACAAGTTACCTTCTACATTCTGATCTAGCATGTGCTCACGTAGCTCCATGTCATTGAGCACACCACCTACAGTCATCAGCACTAGATGCGCTTGCAGTCGCATGACGTGTTCAAAGTAGAACCTGTCTAGCTTCTGGTCGCGTAGCTCACTCACGATCTGCGCATTCGCTGCAAGTGTGAGAGCGCAGTCTTTACAGTTGTATATCCAGAAATTGTCAACACCGCCTGTATGTCGCCAGTCGTCCTTCTCATTCTTATAGTACGGATGCATTGTGTACTGCTTGACAATGAAGCCAAGGTCGTGCGGCATTGTGGGATATAGCACATGATGACCAAGCAGCGTGTCGCTGTATGCTGGCTTGCAACGTATGCGATCCTTAAACCACAGCCATGCCATGTCGAAGCCTCCATTCTGCCACACCATCTTTGCAGTAGGCGATGCGTATAGCTGTTGCAGATGGTAGCGTATGGAGCTTTCCTCTTGTACACTGTATACGTTGTCTTGCTCGTTACGGAATGCGATGCACATGGCCTCGTGTGCTGTAGGAGCAAGGCCGACGCAAGCTGTCTCATTACTGATGACTTCGATGTCACTGGCGACAGGATTACGTGAGGCTTCACACATACGAATATAGTCAACTGCTTGTACGTAGGTGGGGTTGATGTGTGTGGTGACTGCATGTGGTTTGTAGTTGCCTAGTATAACAGGACGGAGTTTATCACCTATGTCCATGTCGAAGATGACGTGCGCCATAGGATCACGTGCACAGTATGCAGGGTTGTATGTGCATATCGCAGTGACAGGCTTGCCAAGTATCTCGCAATCAATTACACTGCCGCGCCAATTGGTTATGCCTCTCTTACCTAGCACCGCTTCGACTGCGTAGTTGCCCAGCAATAGTACATGCTTGAGGTTGGGTAGTAGTGATAGCTCCCACAACAGTAGCTCTTGCCAGCTTGTCAACTCATGCTTACCAACGGCCTTTCTGTTTGCGCTATCGCTTACGTCAAACGTGACTTGGCGCTTGACTACGTTAGTGACGTAACACTCATGGCGTTTCACCTCTGGACAGTATGTGCGTATGGCCTTCCACAATATGTTGCCCGCACCACCTATCAGTGGCACACCTTGAGCGACCTCGTTACGTCCGGGAGCTTCAGCTATCACTGCGAGTGTGGCAAGTGTGATACCTCCCATCGCACACTCTACCACCATACCAGCAGTCTGTGCTTGTAGCGTGAACTTGTCACGCAGTTCTGTCATGTTCATTTCTTAGGCTTCCTTTTCCAACCCATTGACTTGAGCGATGTAGCTAGGCTGCGTTGGTCGCTTATGATCGTTGCGTGTTTGACTGCGCGTGTTACTCCTGTGTAGAAGTTAGGACGGCTTAAGTTGTAGAACGCACATGATGCCATGATGTAGCACACGTTGTCGTACTGACTACCCTGACACTTGTGAGTGGTGAGAGCATAGGCTAGCTCGATAACCTTACGTGGGTCGTAGTTGAAGTGCCTACTATGACGTGCACTGTATTCCTCAACAGTTGGTGGTAGCTCAACGACGCGATCACCGAAGTCAATCTCAAGTACACCTAGTGCGTCGATGTCTACTACTCTACCCACCTCACCATTGAGCATCTGCTTTGTCTCAGGGCATGGGATGAAGCTACCCATCAAGCCGACACCCCTGTTGTTGTACTCACTAAAGCGTTCACCGTAGTCACGCAGGTCATAGCTGTTAGTGTTGCATACAACCTTGTCACCGATCGACACGTAGACCTTGTTCTTAACCTCCCACTTGTTACGAGGTAGTTCGATCTTACCCGGCATGTCAGGGTTGAAGCGTGCTTGTAGTATGTTGTTCAACCTGATAGTACCGATGTCACTCTTACGTGCTGGTGATATGATCTGGTTGTTGATGTCACGCCAATCGGTGTCGCTGTTAGTAAGTGAGCCATACAATGTATGCAGCACTGCATCGCCTAGCTGCACGCTTACGTCTGTATTGCTGGTGAAGAACTGACCACGTGTGATACGTCGAGCAACCTCGATGATGCCATTGCCTTCAGCCTGTCTGTAGATGTTGTTGAGTGCGAAGGTGTTAGGCATAGCGAGGCACTTGCTGAACGGCGATGTTGGATCAGCGAGATCACCGTTCTCAATAGGTGGGAGTTGTCTAACATCACCGAACGTACGCAAGCAGCCGGCACTAGGGATAGCTGCAACTAGGTCGCGGTGTAGTGCAGTAGATACCATCGCGTACTCATCGACGATGATAACGTATTGGTCGAGTGGGTTGCTGCGTGTACGTGCAGGGCCACTCACAGATGTAGCTTCACCAGTTTCCTCATCCATGTCAGGACGATTAAACTCAAGCAGCTTGTGAATGGTTGTAGCTGGGTAGCCTGTAGCTTCTCTAATGCGGCGCGCTGCTTTACCAGTAGGAGCGGCGATTGCGAAGCTGATGTTCTTCTCTTGTAGCAGGTCGCACGTTTGTCTGATGATTGTAGTCTTACCAGTACCGGCTTCACCTGTTACACTGACTAGGCGTTTAGCTGTATCGACGCAAGAGTTGACAGCGGCTTGCTGTTCCGCATCTAGCAACATGATGTTCTCCGCGTGCTGTGTTTCGCACTAATAGATATACATTGTATAAAGCAAACGCCGTACACACGTGGCGGGAAGCGTTGTGTGTACGGCGCTGCTCAGTCAGTCAGCTAGACGAAACGGGGGGCGTTAACCGACTGACGTAGCTCCATCGCTTTCCTCGCCGCGCTTGTTGGCGATGACCTCATGCTTGATGCGCGTCAGGCCGGAGTTGGCATACTCAGGGGTGTCAAGGAACTCGACCACCTTACGGGCGTCAGACATGATGCGATCCACACTGAGCTTGGCACCGGGGATGACGTTGCCAGCTTCATCGGTGACACGCACGAAGAAATGGAACGTACGCTTCTGCGGTGCGCGGTTGACCTGCTTCTTCGCGGACGATGAGGTGGCGGAACGGATAGGAGAAGTAGCCATTAGGTGTATCCTCTTGTAAGAGTTGGGTTGAAGTGCTAGATGGCGCACGTTGAGTACGCCATCTAGCTAGTATACACAGGCTAGTTAGATAGGCAACACCTGAGACACTTCCGCACGTGGATTGTTCTCAAGGTCTTTACCCATACGAACGCGGGCGCGAGCTTCACGACCTACGAAGTCGTTAGGGTCTACTGCATTAGATGCAGCAACACCGAACGCTTGGCACGTCTTCTTCAAGCGCCAGCGATCAGCAGGGATGTCGCGAGCTACGACATTCAGCGTGAACGTCAACTCATCAACACCATCACCCGGATCGAAGTCAGCAGGAAACTCCGAGCGCGGGACTTGCAACGTCAGCGTAAGCATCGTGTTGCCAGATGATGCAGCGATCTTATCCTGCGCAGCAGAACAGATAGCCTTGTACTCACCCGGAGGAAGCTGCGGGGGTGCTTCCGCATCAGCGATGTTAGAACTAAAGGTCAGTAGACCCATTGTAGTCTCTCCTTGTTTATGTAGCTATACAGCGTACAACCACACATTAGAACTAGCAAGCTACGACGGCTAGTCCGTGTGGATAGAACTACTACTAGATGTAGTAGGGCTATTTCGGGATTGGGAGCTTAACGTGGCCGCCTTTGGTGAATGTGTCCCACCAGTCAGCTATAGTGTTACCTTCGTTCTTGTTAGCGTTGTACTTCCACTCGAACGAGGTAGAGCCTGACATGTCAAACATTCGCGACTTCATGGGAGCACGTAAGCGTTCAGGGCGGATAGAGATATAGCGTTTGCCACCTTGATCACGCATGTTCCACACTTCAGAGATGTCCTTGCTCGTCATGTTAGGTAGTTGACCACCTAGCATCATGCTCACACCGATCACACCACCATCACTGTTGCGGTCTGCGTCTTTCTCATGCGTGATGAAGATGATGTGCTTGTTTAACATACCAGTGATGCGGATCATGTTAGATACGAATGCACCAACGTAGATGTTACGCATACCGTAGCCGTTAAGACCGGGGCTTTCGATTGAGGACTTAGGCGCAACGTTGACAGCGTGACGTAGTGCATGTTCAGAGAACTTCGTGAGGCTATCTACAATCACTGTGTCGAAGTCATTCAACATGTTATACAATGTATAAGGGTCAGGCTTCATTCCCTCTTTCACAATGTCTACAGACTTCTCGCTCGTCAGATTGATGCGTGCCCAACCCGGTATGTTGCGAATGCTCATGTCACCATCGGGATCTAATGCAACGAACAACTTACGACCCGGTGCTGTTGCAGCTAGTGTAGTCTTACCACAACCAGCATCGCCCCATAGTATCATTGACATACGTGATAGCATGTCAGTAGGTTTCTCTATCTTCAATTCCATACATCTCTCCCTGATGTGTAAGTACTATTGTATCACATACTAAATCACAAGCAAGCTAGGAGCGGAGCGACACCCGCTTCGTGCTGCTACATGTGCATCTAAGGATCAAGCGTCTCTGCTAGCGGTGACCAGCGTTGCACAATCATCTCGTTGTCGAATATGTGCTTGCGTTGTTCTTCATCTTCGCAACATAGAGGGATGAAAGCGCAACTACGAAAATAGCGATTACAAGAGTGAGTGTACATTGGGGCGTTGGTGGGTTCGTCTTCATGTTGTAGTATGGTTCCGAATGTATGCATTACCCACTTGTGCCACTCGTAGAAGCTAGCCTCGTTGCGTGTAGTAGGGTAGCGCATGATGCCATCGCTATAGCTGCTAGACTTAGGCACTGGTATCTGTAGTCCCCACATGATGACATTGCGTATAGGCATGTCTAAGATAGTTGACATCGCGATACAGTATCCAGTGACTTGATTAGAAGTGTCAAAGCTGCTGCTCCAGACAGTATCAATGCGGCTACCAGTTTTGTTCTCATGTACTTCAGGGATGGTGTCATTAGGTCTGAGAGTATCAAGGCACACAGCATCGACCCTACCAACGAACCGAACAAGAGGCTTATCGCTGTAATCATGCAGTGTGACATCGAATGGTACTTCTATGCCGATGATGCTTGCGTCGTCGTTACATATTGGTATGAAGCGACCAAGCGGATAACGTTGTACGTAGGATATAGCCGCACTTTCAAGGTTAGACTGCGTTCGTCTGTTGTCTCGCGGATCATCGTGATAACCTGATGTTTCCAAGAGATTGAGACACATTTGCATACATCGTGTCTCAGCATCTTCCGTGCTATTAAAGTAAGCGAGCGCTTGTTGCCAGCGATCTGGAAAACTAGCATTGTTGAACAGCCTCTCTGCGTACGAGTTAATCGCTTTATACTTTGTATAGTTGATTGGCTCTTTCTTACTGAAGTCAGTTAGCAAGTCGAAGAAGCGGCAACACGCGAACACATCATGCATTGCGCGGCCAGCCTCTAATGGTAACACGCGTTCATTACCACTAGGCAGCTTCTTGCCGTGCCAGCTATTGATGATACCCCACCTCGGACAAGTGTTAACTGCACTCATCGTACTGTAGTCTATCCATGACAGCGACATGTCGGTTGTTGGTTTGATTAACACTTGCTACCTCTTTTCATTAAGTATTTCAGACACAGATGCTGGTCTACGCAACCCAACACGACGAGCGATGTCTACCTGTGTGAGATTACGATTAGGATTGAGCTTGTGTATCTTACGCCGCATCTTATCCGTTATGTCTTGATGCACAGGGCGTGCTTTGCGAATGTACTTAGCACGGAACATGAGTGAGAGAGCTTTAGCGAGTGTCTTCTTGAGGGCGTTGTTAGGCATATCATGTAGTACTTGACTGATCATACGACGTGCACGTGGGATGTCGCTGCTGTTGCTCATTTTCGTGTCCTCTGCTGGCGGTCGCACTCACGACATGTCTTTGTCAGGGTGGAAGTTGTTCATAATCTTGTTGAACTCGTCTTTCAGCCCTACGCTTGCAGTTACCATCTCGCTGATGATGTCAGCCATCTTGTTGACGAGGTTAGTAACAGCAGTCAGCTCTTGACGGATCATCTCATTGTCTTCAGCAAGGCGTTCAAGCATCATACGTGTGCCCTTCTCCATGCCTTCAGTCTGCAAGAGGTGACGCACATCACGTGCACGGTTAACGAAGTTGACCATTGTAGTTCTCCTTATACGTTGTATAGCTACAAGCTTCTAACACGGAACTCTAACAAATCTAGCCCTTCACAGAACGCGATAGGCATACGTTCATCAAGCGATGATGATGCATATGTAGCGGTGTTTACAGGCGCACCATGCTTATCAATGATTACAAGTAGGCACATACCACTCTCGGTAATGGCTATTAGCACCATCATGTGACCATGACGAGTACCATAACCACCTTTGACGTGGTAGACATTGCCGACGCGTGTTTCGTGGATGCATGGTGTTATGGTGTCTATGATGAACTTCATATAGAAGTACCCTTACTTACCGATGTCGATGTCGGCGTGTTGAAGTGTTAGAGCGCGCAAGTCATAGAGCATTTCCTCAAGACGTTCTAATGCCTTGTTGGCTTTGTCGTACTGACGTTGTGCTTGTTCGGCTTTGCGCTCTAGCTTGATAGCTGATGCAATGCTGCTAGCTTGATGCTTAGCGTGTTGAGCAGCTTTGATCATCTCCGCTGCACGTAGTCTGCGATCGCGGAGGGACTGCAAGAACATGTCTTGTTCTACATCAGTCATATTGAGTAGTGACTTAGGTTGGATAGGGTCATCAACAACAACGCCAGCCACACGATTGCTCGTGGGCTGGCGCAGTTTGACGACTTTGTTGTTGTCGTCTGTCATTGGATGTTATACCACTGGTTTAGCTGTGATGATGAGAGCAGGCGTAGCCTTCTTACCGACAGCAGTGATAGCTTCGTCGATCTTCTTAGCACTCACACCCATCTTCACAAGCTCAGTCTTAAGCTCGTCTACATCTACACGCGTAGCTGGCTTGTTAGCTGCGAAGTCGAACTGCCACTCGCTACCAATGAGAAAGCTAGTAGACTTCTGCATGTTCTCAGTGGCTTCGTTGCGCACCTTAGCAATGTGCACATTGAACTCGTCATTGACTACACGCTTAACAGCTTCGTAGCGCTTCTCCGCGGCGCTTCTCAACAGCGATGCTGTCATGTATTGTGCAGCTAGCTGGTCTACGCTGTCTTGTGAGGTCTTAGGTGCATCGAAGTCTGCTATACACTGTATAACGCGGGCTTCTAGAGGGAGTGGGTTGCTGTCTTTAGGTTTAATCTTCGTTGTTGCCATGCTTATCTCCTTTTGATCTGGTAGCATCTAGTATTATATCACATTCAGAAACACATGCAAGTTTACTAGCCTTCACATCATCTAGTCGCTTCCTACGTGTGGCCTTGTACTCATCACCCCACGGCCACTCTACATGTCTGTAGATAGTACGCATACGGATCTTGCGTATAGTAGACACATCTAGCTGCATGTCATAGCCTTGCTTCATCTTCTCAGCTACGAATACAGCAGAGCATCCCATCTCCAGCATCTGCATGATGCGCTTGACGTGGAACAACTTCATGCCCACGCGTTCACGCTCTAGCATATCACGCACGTTGTCAGCTTGAGTGCCTATCAACATGTGATGTGGGTTGCAGCACCAATGATTGTCGCATTGATGTCTGATCACATCTTTAGGTTCTAGGTTATACCCTGTATAGAGCTGATACACTATGCGGTGTACGTAGTAGTCCTTCTGACCTATCACTACGCGTGGTCTGTATTCACCACGTGTGCCTTTGCCATGTGCACCCTTCCACTCCCAACATGCTACTTTATCACCATCATGCATGTTGATGCGTCGGAATACATCGTAGAACTCCGACTTCTCACGACGCGGGCGCAGCTTAGGATTAGTACCACCTGCTCGTTGATCTACAACGTGCTGCGGCATCTCCTTCTTCTCAACCACTGTTTAACTCCATAGAGTGTGAGTGTGATTGGTAGCATGTAGACTAAGCCGTATATGAGTACTGCTGCGAAGTAGTACCTAGTGTACAGCCACATCATATGCAGTGCGTACTCATGCGGCATCAGTGCACACTATCGCCGTTGTTGAAGACTTCAGCGAGTGCTGTTTCATCAGGGTTAGTGAGTGTACGCACTTCATACTCTCCTGTATGCGCAGGGTTGACGAAGGCGTTCTTTGCTGCTGCTGGCGGTCGATAGCGCGCTAGCAGAATGTTGGTGTCTTCAAGTTCGCAGATAGGTAGTAGACGGCGCTTGTTGTTAGCATCGACTACACTAGCACAGATGATGTATGCATAGGTGTTGTCGATCCTACGTGCACAGCGAGCTACGACTAGATCACCTAGTTCGCAAGCGAGTAGGAGGTGGCGTAGGTGTGTTTGCACCATAGCAGGTAGCTGCTCAGCGTCATCAGCGATTAGATCAACGTAGTAGCCTTCTTCAGTGGTATCAGGTGGTGTAGTTGGCTTAGACACGTGTATCTCCTGTTTGTTGTATGTGTGTACGCTTATTCCGCGTTAGCGAAACGCTCGAAAGAAACTCAACAACGGTCGCCATGCGTAGCGATACTGATGGCCCCACGGCTTACCGACGCGCAGGACGTATTTTCCGAGAACAACCCACCAACAGCAAGTGAAGCGTTCGATACGCCATCCTTGGCCTTCTTGCGAAATTAGCATGTGCGCTCCCTTATTGCAGTTATGTGTGAGCATTAGTGGTGGTGTGTTAGATGCGTGACCGATTAACACACCACCACAGCTATACGCTGTATACGCAACGCTTACTAAACTTGTTTATCCCCTGATGTATTTGATGTTCAGTTGCGTAATAGGTACACCTAGTGCGCGAGCAATGCTGATGCGTACCTTCTGGATACCAGCACTACGATTGAATACAACACGTGGTGCTGTATCTGATTTCGCGTCGTACCATGCAAGGCGATTGCTGTTCCACTTTATAGTGCCACAGTCCTCACCTAGCACAGATATGATATAACTACCCCTCGGAGTTGACACCATTGAGCTTTCCTACTTCACCTAGTAATGCCTGTTGCATACGTTCAACGCGTTGTTGTTCCTCTTTAGTGAGGATCATTGGTCTATGGTTAGCAGACTCCTTTCGCTGTTCATGCAGGTTAACATCGAGTTGTGACATTGCATCAGTAGGTGCGCTGAGTGATTGCACGACGCTGTGTAAGATGATCTCGTTGATGCGTAGTTCTTCGCGTAGCTTGTTGATGTGATCAAGGATGTCACCGATGAACGTCATGCGTGAACGATCCATGTCATCTATCTGCGATGTGACGAGGGGTATTGCCATTGTGTTACTCCGTTGGTTATACGTTGTATAGCTGTTGTCCTAGTTATTCACATGCGGGTCGAACCGTAATATCTCGCACCTCAGTCTCAGAGCGGTAATGTTGTATGCAGGTTCCATCAGCATACAACTCCATATACGTGCCGAACCATGTGTCGCTGTTGCCGCTACGCGAGTTGGTAGCTGTCCATAGTTGCCAAGTGTTAGTAGTAGGACGGTAGACAAGCATGTGAGCACGTGTACCGGGTTGGAGCCATACATTGTTCAATGCCTCATTCATTTTTGTCCTCATGGTGGTCGATGTCATACAGCACCTTAGATGTGAGTATGCTTATCTTAGCAGGTACAACTACCATCAGGTTACAGTCGGAGCAGCAGCGCGTGCCGGGTTTGATAGGCTGTGCATTGAAGTTGATCTCAGTGCAATCAGCCTCACATATAGAGCATATCATTTGTCATCCTTCACGAAGTTGAAGTACCAACGTGGCATGTGTGTGAACTCAAGTGTGCCTTTAACACCATCAGACTTACGCACTACAGCTACGAATGGTGCGAGGAAGCCGACTACTTCAAACTGTTCGCGTAGTTGATCTGTGTTCCATTTCTCAGCAGCTTTCTCAAGGTTCTGCTGTGGTGTACCTAGCGCAATCATAGTGCGGCGCACTTCTTCTGTTTCATCATTGCTCATGCTCTTAGTCCTTCATGTTGACTGGTTGGATGCCATGCTATGTCCCATATAGCACGCAGTGTATTGTCGTAGTTCATAGCCACTTCAACACGCTTTACTTTATTACCTGTATAACTGATGCCGTGTTGATAGAAGTCACGCACAGCACTGTATTGATCAAAGGGTAGTTCATCCTTTGAGCCGTTTATGTAGTGGATTATAAGTGTGAACAGGTGCTTGCTCATCTTGATACATCTCTCTCTGTGAATGTTACACCAAGTGAAGGATCACCTCTGTAGTGTGGCTCTATCCATACGGTATGAGGCGGCTCGTGATTGATGTAATGTCGAAAGTGTCCCATGACTTTGTGATAACGACGATGTTGAACAGCTTCGGGGCTTTCAGTTCCACCTGTATCACTGTGTGTATGTTCGATGGCGGGCCGCTGCTCGTAGTGTCGTCGTGGTTTAGCGATGTGCAAGCGTATACGCCTATACTCAAGTAGAGGTGGTTTGTTACGCGCAACACGCGCGCGCTTGTGAGACGCCTTCCACTTGATTGTCTCATCGCTATACACACGTGGTTGTGTTACTAGGAAGATGCCGAATAGTAGTTCGTTTACTACGCTACCTAAGTCAGACACAGTTTGTCTGTGCTTATTAACTACAAGAGTGTCGTAGTTGAATGCATAGACAACTTCGAAGGTGAGTACCTTGCGATCACCATGCTTTGCACTCTTAACAATGGGAGGCCATGTGTTGAACTCTATGACATATGCCAGCGTTGAGAGCATAGGTGAGTTAGACCACTTGAGGCCGATGATGACATACATGCGTACAGCTTCAGTGCCTATACGTTGTATAAGTGCACCGTAGCTGCTGTTCTCTAAGCCATCACTGCCATCACCCATGCCTACCATTGTGTTGTATTCAATCCAGAAGCAGTCATAGGGCAGCTTCACACTAGACAACATACCATCGAAGGAGAGTTGTCTGTTGTCATGCATGTCATATAAGATAGTAGGCACATCGTCCGTGAAGACGATGCGCTCTGCTAAGGTGTTGAGCACAGCTATTGTGCTGTGCTTATTGAACTCCGTAGGGAGTTTGAGATGCCGTTCTACACGTGCATCAAGTTGAGTACGCACACGGTCGCCATATAGCCAATCTTGTGCTAGCATCTATCACCTATCGGGCGAAGCCCGCCACCGAGTTTGCCCTGTGTTTCATGCGAATAGTACTATCAATATGAGTATGATAACCCACCCACATGATAGCACTATCTCTGTTATAGCAGCAGTTAGTGATGAGCCATAGTTAGGATGATTTTCATACATGTTATGCAGCCTTCTTCATGATGTCTTCAGCACACTGCCACAATGACTGATTGATGTTCACATTGCGATCTACTTGAGTGATAGATCGGATGTGCTGCACACGGTTGTTGTTAGTATAGTAGCCACCACCACGCAGTGCGTTCTCTTGCACTACGTTCATTGCAGTGAATAGGTCGTTGCTCTCATCTTCAGGTCTACGTGTTGAGAGGAATGACTGACGTACATCAGCTACAAAGGTGCCGTCTTTGTTCTCACCATAGCGCTGTTTGACTGCTGTATCAGCTAGTAGAATGCGCTCAGCATATGTCACCTTGTGCTCACGCATCGCAGCTATACGTTGTATAAGCTTAACTGTGTGCGTGTTGATGTCATCCATGTCGAGGCGTATTTGTGCCATTAGGTCTTTAGCAAAGTGTAGATAGCTGCGTGCATAGAGTATATCACCAGCAATGATGCCATTCATACATGCGAACTTGATTGCACCGAGGAACAGCTTCAAGCGTGATGTGCCATCATGGCTATCTAGTAGTACTAACTCGGGTGCGAATGATACACCATTAGCTGCATCGTAGTTAGTATTACGCATACGCACCATGAGTTTCTTATATGTACTAGTACCACCACTGATACTATTCACACGATAACCACGATTATGCATCGCGAGCACGATGTCATATGTATTAGTAAATGAATAACGCTCACTCATACGTGGATGTGCAGTTGTAGCAAACAGTGCGGGTGCTCGTTCTCTAACTGCATTGATGTCTTCAAACACCTTAGCAGTCTCTTGTGCATTGAGTTCAGCAGTAGTCTGCATTGGCAACCAGAGTTGTTGTGACATAGCTACATCTCCTTTGGTTATACGTTGTATAGGTACTATGGACGTGCTACCCACGCAGTAACACCATGACGCTTCAACAGGTTTACAAAGTTTTCAGCAGTAGGCTTTTGGCTCTCAATATACGATATGCGTTTCTCACTTCCATCACTCGTGATGATAACAACAACATAACCCATAGCTACATCTCCTTGGTTATACATTGTATATAGCACAACTTATGCTACCTATCTTCCTCGACAGTATACTTATTATATCACAAGATAAATCACATGCAAGTCCACATGCGGTTGTGTGTATAACTGACCCAACTACTACATCTAGACTTATCTAGGAGGCGGAGCCGACACCCACTCACGCACGTTGCTGCGTATTGTTGATTTATACAATGTATATGTGCTTATGGGGTAGTAGTAAGTGAGCTGGTGTCGCTCTGCTCCTAGTGCACATGTGGTATATGTGTTGTATATGCGGCGTATGCGGTGGCGGGCGCTCGGCTGTGCTGTTGCACTGCCTCGCTTGTCTGTGTGTCTTTCATGTCTGTTGCACAATAGACACGAAGAAAGCCGCGCAAGCTGTGAGGCTCGCGCGGCTTATACGTTGTATAGATGCTTACTTGCTTGCGGCTTTCTTAACCGCTGTTACCACGTTGATAGGCTTAGCGGCTTGCTTGCCATTGGCACCTTCAGCGGCAAACATATCGTATGCGTGCTGGCGTTGCGCTTCGTTATAAGAGAAGTGCATACGGGCATACATTAGCATTAACGCTTTGCTAGCCTCAGTACCTACAGCGAACCCGCCGTCATCCTTAGCTAGTCCTGCCAAGGTGCTATCAAGATTAGCAACGGGTTCCGCAAGCTTGCTAGGTGCAATAGCTTCGCCATTACCCTTAGCCTTAGTGACATTCGCCGCACCCTTTTTGGCAGTCTTAAGCATGGCGCGGATGTCAACGGCCTTCGCGTCTTTGCTGATATGCGGAATGTGCTCCTCGATTTTCATAAGTTGAGAAGCGTTGAAGTAAACGTCATTCCGTTCCACCTTAGGACGCTTAGCGAAGGTGTCATAAGTGTTAGTACCACCAGCACCTTCTACCTTTTCAATATCAACGCTAATGCCGATAGAGCGAAGGTAGTTAACGCCAGCGTATGCCTTAACCGCACGTTCCAGCGACATGTTAATGGCGTTGTTCTGCTTGCCCATGCGTTGGAATTTAGCTTCCTGTTCTGGCGTGCGTTTTTCAGTAGCAGCAAGCTTCGCACGTTCAGCCTCGAAAGCCTTTCCATCTGGCGTGCGCTCACTCCAGTATTCCAGCACGCACGCACGCGTTGACTGTTCGCCACGTTTGGCAAGCAATGCAACAAGCTCGGCAAGCTCGGAGTAGTGAGCATGAACGAGATAGACGGGGCCGCTGTCATAGTCCGCTTTGTTGTTAGCAATGCGGAGCATATCGGAGAACAGCGTGGAGTTTGACTTTGACATGGTAGGTTTACCCTTTCAGGGTTTGATGTGGATTTGTAGGGTGGAACGCAGCGTGCAGTTAAGCCGCTTTTGCGTACGGGTGACAAACAGCACCACATGTGCCGAATAATCTTAAACCCTAGCTGGAACCCGGTGGTGCGAACGGTAGGACTTGCGTCCCGCGTGATCACAGTCATCCAACTAAAGCTAGAATAACAGATACTAAATCAGATGCAAGCTTACTATTAGTAGCGGCAATGTGTGCATGTAAGCCGCTACATCTAGCGCATATCAGCGTGCATTGTGTGCATATGTGTACATGTACCGCGCAAAGATACTGCAATCATATCAATAGCTTGCACATATAGCGCACGCATAACAGGACAAACGAACAAGCGGAATAAGCTATACAAGGTATAAACCACACAGCACGCCACCATACACAGCGCACGCATGGTGCACACATACGCGGGGATGTGCATGGGCCTATGCCGCGTCACCCTCCTATCCAACTACACATGCATAACATATGCCATGTTACATGTGCTATATGTAGCGTGCTAGATGTGCAACACCTACTGCATGTGGTGTGTTGCTGTGTTGCATGTGTGCATGGTGAAGACGCACTCCCCCGGCAAATCCCAAAGCCGGTGTTGGCGTGGCCGCGTGTGAGCTGAGATGAGCAGCGTCACAAGCCCCTGCGTGTGTGAAATAGATTTATAATATGTATAGGATAAATCCCAAACGCGCTATGTGTGTAGTACTCTAGTGTGTATATGAAATAAAAAATACGCCCCTAGTAGTTGTTATACTACTAGAGGCGTAAGTAGAGCTACCATGTCAGTCTTTGTTACACACGTACGCATGACTGGTGTACTTATGTAACAATAGTAGTATATCACAAACACAATCACATGCAAGTCGTAGTAGGTGCGTGTAGCTGTATGTGTACTCATCAACGCTAGGGTGCAAGGCGGGGACTATCGTCCCCGTTTAGGTTTAGATCGGGTAGACCTACGTATACAGTGTATAGATGATTGTATCTATTGACATTTCGCTCGTAATGTGCATCAGTACAAGATAGGTTCCCTCACTCGTATATAAGGAGTAGCGATCATGCCGTCATGGGCCGGTGGTTGGGATAATCAATTCGGTGAACCATACGCACTCACGAAGCAGTCTACAGCTTCAATGCGTGGTACAGCACGACTTACTAACTCTGTAGCTGGTCAGTACTTCGGTGAACTAGGCCGTGCACTGGCAGCAGGTGCTATTGGTGTTTCACAAGTAGATTTGAAGATCAAACAAGTTGCAGCTATTCAAGCTGATGGCATGAACCAAGGTGGTATGCGTCCGATTGCAGACTACGTTATCTACGCACCACGTGTTACTACCATTCAAGATCGTGAAGTGTTCCAAGCACAGATGACGCCAACGTGGGCACCTAACCCGTATCCAGTTGATAAGAGTGGTAACAGCGGTGGTGGTATTCTAGGCACCGTCAACAAGTAGGTGGACTATGCCTGACGAACTCAGTGCAGAAGCTGATCCGCGTAGCATTGATGACCTCATCAACAAGATGCTAGTGCCACCGGGTCTAGGACCAGGACCATCACCTGAGTTCATACAGCGTAATCCTAGAGCGGCTGGTGCAATGCGTATGCGTGAGTTGAGTGAACCTAACATACGCAACGATGCTATGCAGAAGCAGATTGAGCAACAGGTGTTTATGGATAGTATTGGTAAATCTGCTGCACCTACTGATACAAGAATGGGTCCGGGTGGTAAACAGTTTGCACCTGCAATCAAGATCGGTCCTAACGGCGAAATCATTTGGCCCAAGGAGTAACAATGGCAGAAGCTGAAGGTGTTCAGGATGTACCACACGCAGGTACACCTGAGATGGACGCTCTGTTCGCACAGCTTAACCAGAACCCTGACATGCTGCGTGTAGTAGGTCAGAACCCCGAACTGCTTGCTGAAGTGATGAAGCACGCGGGGCTAGATGTAGATGCTCAAGAACTCATTGACATGACTACATCATGGCCTGATGAAGCTGCTCAAGCATCACTACCTCCTAATGACGAAGCTACTGCTGAAGCACCTCCTACTGCCGATGATGAAATGGAGCAGATGGAAGATGAAGCAGGAGAACCACCAGACACGCCCGATCCAGTCGATGAGCACGAAGCTGAAACGCAGGAAGCAAGTACACCTGTACCTAGCGGTGGGAGTAATTCTATGCCTCGCAGCAATAATCCTATTGACGATCTAATCTCTGCACAGATGATGCAGTCTGCTGTAGGCAACCCTAATGCACCAGTGCCTAGTGGTATGCAAGCTGGTAGACAGCAACGCCCTGCTATTCCTGCATCACGTCAAGGTCCACCAGCTAGCGGCGGTCCTAATGAACGTCAACAGATGATCGCTGACATCTTCCGTAAGAAGGCTGGCACAAGTAGCAAGAAGAAAGCTAATGCCTGATCTACCACTAGCTAATGGTCTTATCATTGATACTACTACGGGGCAGGCAATACTTCCTAGCACGTCGCCGGATGCTGTCATACAACAACAGACGGCGAAGTACAAGACGAACAAACAAGAGACTACTACTAGAGGTCGTGATCGCAACAACCGCAGCATACGCCGTGGTCTGGTTGATCTACCTGCTGATAGCAAAGCTGTCACCACTGCGGGTGTAGTGTGGCTCTACTTCAACCTCGGTATCAATGACGCAGAGATTGCAGAAGCTACAGGTTTGAAGATTTCACAAGTAGACATGATCAAGGGTCTACAGCTATTCACACAGTTAGATACATTAGTCAAAGACAACATCGCAGCACTTCAAGCTGACAGTGTACAGAAGCGCATTGACGCGCTTTCTAGTGATGCACTCAACACACTTGAAGACATGATGGATCACGAAGACACACGTCCTGCTACTAAAGCTCGCATCGCGATGAACATGCTCGACCGTGGTGGCTTCTCACCTAAACAGGTCATGGAGCATAGACACTCGCTAGAAGGCGGCTTGGTTATTAGACACATTCGCGAGATCGCACAACCCAAGCACATGCCCACAGTAGATGTAGATGCTCGCGATGTAACATCACAAGTCATACAGGAGAAGTAGCATGGCTATCGTTCGTAACAAGGATGGCATGGGTATCAAAGCGAACGGCTTCTATGGTGAAGTCGATCCTAGCTATGAAGTACCCTCGATGATCGGTGCTGTAGCTCCTACGGGTGCTGCTGTGTATGCATCACAGATGGCACTCAACACAGCAACAGGTGAAGTGTACCGTGCACTCGCTACTGGCTCGACACAGTGGATTGAGACGAACATCAGATAGTACGAATTGACGTGCTTCAAACTGTAAGGATGACTGTAAGCATCCATCTGGTGTTATAACTAATGGCTCGTCCACGTGCTAACGCTATAGCTGAACGTCCTGAGCTACTGCTTAAAGAAGGCAGCTTGCAAGATCGCTTCTTGCGTAGCAAAGCTAAGGTACAAGTATATGGTGGAGGCTTCGGTAACGGTAAGACTACTGCTGCTGTTATTAAAGCCATCCAGCTTGCTGACAGCTATCCGGGTTGCACTGGTCTTATTGCGCGCTCGACGTATCCTAAGCTAAACGACACTATACGTAAGGAGTTCCTTAAATGGTGCCCCCCGACGTGGATCGTGTCATTCGCAGTTGGGCAGAACGGAGACAACATCTGCCACCTGAAGAACGGTACAACCATCTACTTCAGGTATATAGCGCAACAAGGTACGAAGACAGAAAGCAGTTCATCAAATTTGCTCTCCGCTACATTCGATTGGGTGATAGTGGATCAAGTGGAAGACCCGGAGATAACGCACAAGGACTTCCTTGACTTGTTCGGTCGTCTACGTGGTCGCGCTAGATATGTTGGTGAAGATGTAACAATGCCTGCAACTGGGCCACGTTGGATGATGCTCACGTGCAATCCTACAGGTAACTGGGTCTACACGAAGTTAGTACGTCCACTCGTACAGTACAAGCAGGGAGGATATATAACCGATGACCTCATCTGCATACGTGACGTTGACAGGAAGCCTGTTCTCGACGATGCAGGCAAACCACAGCTACTCATCGAAGTTATTGAAGGTAGCACCTATGAACTACGACATGTACATGAAGCAGAGGGAGGTGACTTCATCCAAACTCTCGAAACCATGTACAGCGGTCAACAGCGTGATAGATTTCTTCTTGGCAAATGGGTTGCATACGAAGGACTTGTATATCCGCAGTTCGACAGCAGCGTGCACCTACTACAAGAAGGCAACATCACTGCACAGTTGGATGCCTACCATGAAACCCACTATCAACCTAACTGGATTGAAGGATATGACTACGGGCAAGCACAGCAATCGTGTTATCTGCTAGCGTTCGTCACTCCAGAACAACACGTCATCATATGCGATGGCTTCTATCAAAAGGAAATGTCCATAGACCAGCAAGTTGCAGCTATACGACGTATACGTAGCGATTGGTCTGTTGAAGTAGACGAGATGCACAAGATACTAGCTGACCCTAGCATCTTCGGTCGTAAGACAGTACACAAACGCACTGTGGGTAAGACTGTCGCTGACATGTTCAAAGAAGACGGCATCACGATGCGTAGAGGTAACAATGACATCAACAACGGAATTGTTAAAGTTGGAAGTTACCTTAACATTAATCGTGGACTCATCGGACCAATTACCCGATCTACACCATCACCACGTTTGTTCGTCAATGCAAAGCTTGATTGGTGGATGGATGAGTGCACAGGGTATTTCTGGCAACAGTCTACGTCAGGTGAACGCATCGACAAGCCGATGGATCGCAACGACCATGCAATGGACACCACCCGTTACCTTCTCTCTGATATGCCCGACATCGGCAGATACGTAGTACCTGAGAACGAGCGCGTACCTAGCTGGATGCTGTGGCAGGAACGCGAGAAGGACAAAGATAACTCAAAGGCACATCGCTATGGCTAGTGAATATGACGCTGGTGAGGAATACAACCGCAAAGCAGAACCTGCTGCTGATAGCAGTGAGTTCACTAGCTTTGAAGGTATTATGAAACCTGAAAGCGAGATGATAGACGATCAACCTATCTACCGCATGTTAGGTGAGAGTAAGATACCAGTTAGTAAACACCGTGGCCCATTGTGGCGTAGTCGCTACGATCAGAGCAAGAGTGCTATGTCTAAGAGCACAGATGCTTGGAACGAAGCGTATAGGTACTATAGACATGACCATACTCGTAACAACACATCACGGACAGGCGAAGATAACGCATCGGGTGGTAAGTCGCTCAACGGCTCATTTGACAGCACTGAAAACATTGTATTCGCAAACGTCAGTGCACTTGTGCCTCTGCTGTTTACAAAGAACCCTGACGCGGAATTTACCTGTGAGGATGACGAAGATCAAAAGCAAGCACGCGTTGTTGAGAAACTTGTTAATGTCCTCGCCGCAAAGAAGACCACGCCGGGACTTAATCTCAAGCGCAAAGTCAAACGCAACATCGTCAGCACATCACTCTGCAACATCGGTTGGTTTGAAGTAGGCTACACACTACGTGAGCAGAGTAGTGAAGCTGCGCTAGAAGAAGTACAACGCCTATCTCTAGAGCTAGAGAAAGCTGAAAGTCAGAAGGACATTAAAGAGATCGAAGGCAAGCTACTTGCACTTGAAGAAACCATTGACATGCTCACACCAGCAGGTCCGTGGGTGAAGGTGCGTAGACCAGATCAGATCATCGTTGATACTACAGCTACAGACCTCGACCTTAGTGGTCCGTGCAATTGGGTGATGATTGAAGACCTCATGTATACTTCACTACTTCGTGCCAGATACGGACGTAAGAAACCCGGCACTGATGAGTGGGAGTCTGTATTCTCTCCGACTAACGTCATCAAAGCTGGTGTGTCTCCAGACCAAGGTGATAGAGGGCAGACGGACAACTTCCAGCTATTCAGTTATTCAACAAGTGAGCACACCAAGTACGGATACGCAGATCAACGCTCGTTCCTTGCTGCACAGATGACGAAGGTGGTCTATGTTTGGGACAAAGTTACAAGACGCGTTGAACTCTACAACTGCAATGACTGGTGCTATCCTCTGTGGGTGTGGGATGATCCATACTCTCTCGACCAGTTCTTTACAGTCGTGCCGATGGAGTTTCATACTGACCCTATTACCATGTACGCCAAGGGCGAAGTTACTTACTACCTTGACCAACAAGACGACATCAACATCATTAATAACGAATGGGCCAAGGTACGAAAGTTTGCGGCTGGTAAAGTAGTCTTTGACAAGAACAGCATCAAAGATGGCTCCATGTTGGAGAGCCTTATAGCTGGTACACTAGACACCAACACACTCGGCGTTGATCTACCAGAGGGAAAGAAGATTGGTGATGTACTCGGACCCCTCCTACCTCCTAGCGCTGAAGCAATTAAGTTCTTCGACAAGAAGCCAGTACTTGAAGCCATTGATCGCTTATCAGGAGTTGCGTCTGTTCAGCGCGGAGTGGAGTACAAAACCAATACCACGAACAAAGCTATCGAGAGCTATGAGTCGCAGATACAGACACGTGCAGATGAGAAGATGGATGCTATCGAAGATAGCGTGGGCACTGTATTATGGCTTGTTGCGCAGATGTGTATGCAATTCATGGATAAGGAGGAAGTAGGTGTACTACTAGGCGCTAAGATGGCTGCTGATTGGGAGAAGATGGATGCGCAGAAGATACGCAGCACATTCACGCCTCGTGTCGTGGGCGGTAGTACACTTAAGCCGACATCGCGAGCGAAGAAGGAGCAGGCGCTTCAGATTTCTCAGATCATCGGTCAGTTTACGCGTGCAACACCAATCGCAGCAGTTGTTGCTCTCAAAGTACTCTCGCAAGCGTTCGACAACGTAGTTGTAAGTCAGGAAGACTGGGAGCTTATCTACAAAGGCATTATGAAAGAAGCCAATGCTCCCGGACCTGAAGAACAACAGTCAGAACAGCTAGCACAACAGGGTGCACAACAAGGTGCCGACCGTAAACAGCAGATGGTCGTTGAAGCGATGAAGGCACGTGCACAAGGACAAGGTGGACAACAGGCACCAGGAGGTGGAGGTGGTGCTGGTGGTCTAGATGTTGACGGAATAGCTGAAATTGTGCAACAAGTAGCTGGTCTTATTGACGGTTTGCCACCGGAGATCAAACAATCACTCGGTGTGCAGCTAGCACGTGGCAAGAGTGTAGCTGATATTGCTACGCAGATGATACAACAGATGCAGCATGGTGCTGCGGCGTGATGAGTTGGAATGATGTACTAAAACGTTACCCTGACTTGCCAAAGTACTACGGCAAGGCGTGGCATCGCTTTTGGTATAGCTGTATAGCGGTGAACGAACTCTAAAGGAGGCTACAATGCCAGAAGAAAAAGACTTGATGTCTGCGGTTGGTGACAGCTTTGGTATTAAAGACGAAGCACCACAGCAAGATAGCGGTGATGAAGGTGGAGAACAACAGCAAGAGCTACCACTTAGTCACCCACAAGGGGTAGAAGGTGCGCAAGACGGTGGTGAAGGTGGTGAACAGCGACCAGAGACAGGTAGTGACCGTCATACACCGCAACAGAAAGCGAAAGACGATCAGCTTTTCACCGACAAACCGCGCAAGGGACCAAAAGGTGAGCTACTTGACCGCAATGGTAACGTCGTTGCGTCAACTCGGCGTGAGAAACAGCTAGCATACAACCTCAATCGTGCGCAGTACGCTGCAAATCAGTCACAGCGCCAGATGCGCGCTATGCAGCAGCACATTCAACACTACCAAGCTCTAGATCAAGTGATGAAGCAGAACAACTTATCGCCGCAGATGGCACAAGAGGCTCTGCAACTACGTGCTATGGCGGAACGAGATCCGATCATGGCAGTGCGTGATGTTGTAGCACGTGTACTTGCTACTGGCGTCACTATGGAACAGCTATTTGGCACGGATGCTGTACCACAGATCAATGCACGTGTTATTACCAACGAGCTAGACCGCCGTTTGGGGCCTCTTGAGAAGCAGACGCAAGCACGTCAGCAACAGGCGCAGATTGAGGAACGCGCTCAAGTGCAGATGGAGCAGTTTGTACAACAACACCCTCATTCTGAAACGCATGGGGTAGAAATCAGCAACTTAGTACAGCAACACGGCTTATCGCCTGAGAAAGCGTACTATGAGTTGCGTAGCTGGGCCGAACGTAGAGGATTTGACTTCACGTCACCACTGAAGCCACAGATTGAGGCTGCTATGCAGCGCCAGCGCAACGGCAACGGTAATGGTGGACGTAGACAGTCAACACCGGGCGATATGCGTGGTGTACCACCTAACGGCGGCATTGCTACACACAATAACACTAACTCGCGTGGAGACTTCCGCTCGAACGCTCCTTGGAAAGACATCGCAGCGGCAGTGTTCACAGAACTCAACCATAAATAGGACATTGAACAATGCCCGTACTCCAGAACGTACTGGCTACGACTATTGAGCGTTCACGTAAGAAGCTCATCGTCGCAGCTATGCAGAGCAACGCGCTTATGGCGTGGTGCTTCGCACGTGATCGCATCGAGAATGAGTCGAGCGGTTACAACATCACGAACCCATTGTTGACTGGTCGCAATCCTACAGTGGGCAGCTATAGCTACTACGACAGCTTGCCAGTAGTGCAGACGCAAGAGTTCATCAAGCTTGAATATCGTTGGAGCCGTATTGCTGGTACCGTTATCATCAGCAATCAAGAAGAAGACGAGAACAAGGGTGAGCAAGCTGCTGTTAAGCTACTCCAAGGTAAACTTGAGGCGCTTGAACTCTCAATCAAGGAGAAGTTCTCAGCGTACCTCTACGGTGTCGGTGGTGGCAATGATCCGAATGGACTTGCACTACTTGTTCCTGACGATCCTACTGTTGGATCGCTCGCTGGTGTTGATCGTGCTACAGAAGTGCAGTGGCGTAGTTCCTCGTACGACTTCGCGGGTACTCTTAACGCGACGAATATCGAGGAAGCCTACGATGATGTGCTGCTTGACCTCAAACAAGGTACGGAACGTCCTAAAGTTATCATTGCTGGACGTAATCACTATCGCCTGTATCGTGCTGCCGTTCGTAGCAAGCTCACTATTCCGCTCACGAACACAAGCAGCGGCAAGCGTATGATGGACCTCGGCTTTGATGGTGTGTCGCACAACGGCGTACCGATCATCTATGATGAAAGCTGCCCGGTTGATCGTGCCTACTTCCTCAACGACACCTACCTGCGCCTTCACATCCTCGGTGACAACAACATGAAGAATGTTGACCTCACTGCACCGTGGACGATTGACGGCTACGGACAGCGTGTCATCACGCAGTGTCAGTTCGCAACGTGGAAGCAATATCGCACCCACGCAGTTGTGAACGACTAAAGGAGTTACAATGTCTAGTGAGCCAACACCAGTAGTCAGCTTCGAGAACAAGCAGACGCAACAAGCGTTTAGCATGGAGCAGAAGCAGAAGGCTGTGCCTGCATTCACTGTCGAACCGATAAAGCGTAAGACTGTAGTCAATCGCACTGTGAAAGATGAAATCGGTTTTCGCATTGTGCCTACTGATGTTGAAGTGGATGGGTACATGGTGCGTACCCTACGTGGCGATAGTGTATTCGTCACTCACGAAGACCTTGTGAGGTTGCGGCTTGATAAGAACCTCGTACCGCTTTTCATGGAAGGTGGTGACGATACACCAGTAGGAATGCAACATGCGAATGCTGCACTCACGAACAAGCAGAAACAAACGCTCGATATTCTCACGCGGCTTGTTGAAGGTGATCCTAACATCGTAGACAAGCTGCTAGGGACTAAAGAGCAAGTAGACAAAGAGGATGAATAACTATGGCCGTACAAGTCGCTGTTCCTAGCACTCGTCGTGTCAGTCATCGTGTCGCGGACATGATGTATGCCGCTGATGTGAGTGTCGATGGACATACTACCGTTGACATCCCTGCACCTATTGCAGCGGCTGCCAACGCACTCGCGAACGCTGTCGTTCTTGCTGCTGCTGGTAACGTTGCACCAACAGTAGTGCAGACCGACGCTGTTATGGGTCGTTATGGTCGTAACGTCACAGTCTCAGGTGGCACTGGTGCCGGTGTAATTGTGGGTTATGACTATCTCGGTCAGGCTATGAAAGAGAACATCGCGCTTGCTGCTGGTCCTGTAGTCGGCAAGAAGATGTTCAAAGATGTAGCGTATGTGAGCGTGCCTGCTGCGGCCACCATTAGCATCGGTGTCGGTGCTATTCTCGGTGTGCCGTACAAGGTGCTGCACACTGCACTGTATGGTGAACTGACGAACGATGTTACTGCGGCTGCGGGCGCGTTGCTCGCTGGTGTAGTAGCACAGACGCTTACGAGTGGTGATCCGCGTGGTGCATACACACCGGCTGCTGCACCTGATGGTACTAAGTCGTACCGCTTCACCTGTGTCGTAGATCGTAGCAACTTGCACGGTAGCGCGCACGTTGTTGCATAACTATCTGCCACCAAGTAGCGAGGTGTAAGACCTGCATGGTGTACAAGACCGCCATGCAGGTCGCACTATATGGAGTGGGTGATGATCACGTTCGGACAGATTGTTACTAAAGTACTCCAGAGATTAGCACTAGTTGAAGGACTAGATGCACAGATATACGCAGAGCCACGTATTCAGTTGGCTGTGCAACACAAGTTCGATCTATTGTTTAGAGAGTATTGGCTACCTGATTACATGGTGTATCAAGAGACATACACGCTTGATGGCGTGAATGGTCTTATTACTGGCGACCTCACAGACAAGCTCAATGACTGGCGCGATCTACATAGCGTGATGTGGGAAGGTTCTAGTAGACCATTACCAATCGCACCTATGAACACGCGTGATAGAGACATTCAGTATCCTAGCATTAGGCCATTCGTTACGAACAAGGCGAAGATGTTCAAGGTACTGCCAGTGCTTTCAGTAGGTGAGGTCTACGTCACATATCGCATCAAGCCACCTGACTTTGAAGAAGATAGTGATGAGATACACTTGGACACGCAGTTGTTGTTGCTAGGCACATGCTGGGACGTGTTAGAAGACGATGGCACGAACCCCGGTGCTAGTGACAAGTTCCGCATCTTGTTTCAGGATGCACTAGCACAGTTCAACAGACAGACACACAACATACCGCTTGGTTTAATAGGTGCACAATCATACGGACACCTGATCACAAACTTTACTCCGTTGCCTAATGGTGGTGTGTAATGGTACAGATGCTCTCAAGGTCATTGAAGCCACTCGGTAGACCTAAAGCACCTCGGCCTACTAGCAAGTTGCAGAACACCACGATTAGAGACTTCGGCGGTGGGTTGAACGTTGTCGATAGTGAGCAGAACCTGACAAGCAAGTTCTCTCCTGTGTTTGACAACATGGTCACTTACACCGATCGACGTGTTGGGCCACGTTACGGCTATGAGATGTGGCTGAAGTTGAAACAGGGTGTAGAGAGCACTGGCACTGCTACTATACAACTATCAACCAATGTCGGATCAAACACAGAGCGCATTGTAGTTGTCTATTGGCCTGCTCACCCATTCACAGGTAGCGGCTTTGAGCATCTTACTATCAGCGGCTGGGACTTGACGTTCAACGGCATCGTGCCAGAGATGATCAACCGTATACATGGTATACGCCGTGTTATAGATGCGAACAACTTCGAGATTGTTGTAAGCAATAGAGCAACTGCTGCTGGTGCTAGTGGACCTGATACTATCAACTGGAAGCATGACAATCACCTGCTTGGCGGTGAGCCGGTAGAGTGCCGTTACTTTGCGAACTACGTCATCTTGTGGACTAGCTCGGGTGAGATCATCCGCATTGACAGAGATAAGAACGCGCAACGTATATGGTCACAAGCACTCACCTACGCGCGTACGCTTAGTCCTATTGCGTGGACATTCACAGAGCTAGTTGCACAGGACATCTTTGGTGCTGAGTTGATCTGTAGCAATGGCAGAGACAAGCCACTGCGTATTGACTTCACACAGACTGATTGGGTAGCACCACTACTCGATGGTGTGCATGGTGATATTAACATACCAGCATTCGATGCGTGTAAGTCAGCGTTCAGATATTTCACTGTACATGATACAGAACTACTAGAGCCTAAAGAACGGCTAACGTCTATACGCATCACAGCTAAAGACACATCTGTAGTCTATAGCACATCAACTGATCCCGGTGATGCTGTTGACATCAACATGTCGAAGATCATCGCTAGCCCTGAGCAGACAGTGCGCGGGTTCGCTACGATCAAGGATACTATTCTAGTCATCACACCTACAGCTACAACGATGATGAAGTACGGCATTGAAACACCTGTAGGTGATAGTGGTGTAGCACATGACCCCCAACCTGTTGATACGCTCAATGGCTTTGGTAGCAACGCACCACGAACTATCGTCGAGATCGGTAGCGACGTGTTCATGGTTGACTTCAACGGTGTACCTAGCGCAAAGCTGTCAACTGTTAGCAACGCTGTACAAGCTGAGCGCGTTAGCAATTACATCGAAACAATGATGAGTAAGCACATCGGGCGCATGAAGAAAGAGACAATGCGCTTGAAGTCGTTTGGCTTCTATGATGCTAAGAACAAGAGCGTGCACTTCTACCTGCCTAAGTACGATGAGTCGTATGAACGTGTACTAACACGCGATCCGTTCTACTTTGATAGAGGCATGTCAGCTAACGAAGCAACGAAACATGCGCTGATTATGCGTCACGATGATCACCAGTTAGAAGCCGATGATGATGTGACTATCTCAGGTGCTACAGGTTTCAGTGGTATCCCTGATACAGCGATCAACGGTCTTCGCCGTGTTATCAGTGTGTTGAATGAGAACTTCGTGTTGCTGGAGATTGGCGCTACACTACCGCCGCTTGATGCTGCTGGAAGTGGAGGCGGTAATAACGTCAATGTCAAAGCAATGAACGATGCATCTGTTGGTTACATCTATCACTACGTACCGCAGTTGAAGTTGTTCTCATGGTCACGCTTCAAGACGCCATCAGGGATGAGGTTTAACTGTGGCTGCGGCACTGTAGAAGGTAGGGCATTCGTATTTACACATGATGGCTACATGATGCGCTATGGTAGCTCTGATGCTCAGGTCTATGGTGACTGGTACGGCATGTACGATCACGTAGCATGGGTGAGTGGTCAGACATACCACGCAGGCGAGCGTGTACTTGATACAACAGAAGACCTTGTGTATCGCTGCGTAGAGGACATTACTACTACAGCCGCCGACTTCGCAACAGCGCGTTCTCTACACCCTGATAGCTGGGAGGAATACAAGGGCGAAGGTGTCAAGTTCGCATGGGAGTTACCTTGGAGTGACTTCGGTGCTAGACAGAACACAAAGTCACTACGCTTTGTACACCTAGACGCCAACGGTGGTGCACGCTTCACACTCGAATTGTTCGATGACAACATCTACAAAGACGCAGCCACAGGTATGCTAGCTCCTGCACGTACACTAGACTTCGTGCCGAATGAAGCTAGTGCTTATGGTGCTGGTGCACAGGTGTATGGTGCAGGGCGTCGTACTAGAGAACAGAAGCTGTGGCAGATGCCTGTCAAGTTCAAGATCATTAAAACACGCATCACAGGTAGCGCAACTGAAGCACTCTCGATTAGCGGTATGTCATTCTTGTATCAACGTGGCTCGCAAGTGCGCGGATGACGTATACAGTGTATACCCCATTGACAACATTGAAGAACCATGCTATAAGAGTTCTGCTTCGCGCAGCGACACAAGTAAGAAGCGTGCTGGCTATATTGCCACTTGCAAAGAGTGGGCAATGATATGGTAGCCAATATACGCGGTTACACACCCAACTATGGTTTCAAACTAGTCAACTTCGACACACCACGTTGGCATACTCTTGAGTATGCTAACTGGAACCAGCTTGATGCTATTCTACAGCAGGCTGGCATTGCGCAGGTGCGCGGTGAGTGGTTGAATAGTACACTGTACCTAGTTGGTGATCGTGTATTTGATAACGTCACCAATGACGTGTTTCGTTGTCAAGTAGAACACACGAGTCCTGCAACTGGTACATTTGAGGAATATAGAACAAATCCTGCAACGTCAGATCATTGGACATTGCAGATGCCCGGTGTGCCTGTGTACAGAGGTGCATGGGTAGCTGGTGCTACTTACTCATTAGGTGATATTGTCTCAGTTGACGATTACACTTATTACCTCTGCACAAATGCACACACTTCAGCGGCAACATTCCCAGCAGACGCAGCTTACTGGCAATTGCTATTCGACGGTAATGAAGTCGTTGGTGCTGCTGAAGCTGCTAGAGATGCTGCCGCTGCATCTGCGTATAATGCTGGTGTAAGCGAAGTCAACGCAGCTACTAGCGAAGCTGCGGCGTTGTTGAGTGCTAACAATGCACTAACCTATGCGAATGCATCGCAAGCTAGTGCGAACGCTAGTGCACTTAGTGCTAGTGCTGCGCTAACTTCTGAAACCAATAGCGCCAACAGTGCCGCTGCTGCTGATGCTAGTGCAGACAGTGCAGACGTTAGTGAAGCGAACGCGTTGGCTAGTGCGATTGAAGCTGCTAATCAAGCTGATGCACTACATGCTACATCTGCTACAACGAATAGCATCTCTGAAGGTGTTAAGACATTTCAAACACAAGCTAACAAGAAGTTCGTCGGTGGTTCTTACGTTACTATTCTAGATGTAGCTGATCCTCTTAATCGTGGCATGGCCGGTATGGTCACGTCATACTCAGGTACTACGTTGGAAGTGTTTATCACACAGACCAAGGGTGTAACTGGCTCAGGTCCAAACAACAACTGGATGATACTTGTCAGCGGTGCTGATGGTGTTGATGGTCCCGCAGGTGATCCGGGGCTGATATGGCGTGGTGCTTGGAGTAGTGTTGCTGATTATGTAGTGCATGATGGTGTTCATCTCAATGGCAATTCATATATTGCTGTAGCTCCTAACACCAACTCACAACCACCAAGTGCTAACTGGAACATGCTAGCACAAGGTGGCACTACGATCATTGCTGATGATCAAATCACACCACCTATGCTCAATGCGGATAATGGCGCAGGGCAGCTAGCGTTTAGAGATAGGTTGAACTTTGCTAGTCGTGAAGGTGATATAATCTCAGGGATACTACAAATAGATAGACCTACAGGCCTCGCATTGTTTGCGAAGGGTCTACAAGCTGCACCATCAACAGACTTAAATCTCACTTATGCTGTTTTAAGCAGTGCTAACGGTGGCTACGGCGCTTGGTCCTTCGGTGGTCATGATACATCACCGTTCGATGCTTGGTCGCAGGCCCACAATACGGGCGGCACTCTACTTGATATGTGGTTACAGCCATTAGGAGGTGTTGTTAAGATTGGCCCAAGTAAATCAGAAGTTGCTACAAAGGAATATGTAGACGCAGCAGATAGTGCTGTAATTGCACACGCAGATGCGGGTGATGCTGCAAACACTGCACTAGCTAATGGCAAGGTCACTAAGACTGGCGACAAGATGACTGGCGGCTTAGCATTAGAGTATGCTTCATCACAAGGTGCAACACTTACGCTGAATAGCACTATTGCTGGTGGTGGTCTTTGGCAAATTGCTGCATCAGGCGGTGATCACGGCACACCCGGTGGGCTTGTTTTTTATAGTGGTGCTGGTGGTGCGCGATTTAATTTGACAGGCGCAGGTATAGCTTCGTTCGTTGGTCCTGTTGTATCTTACGGCGCTGTAGGTACTGATCCATCACAACTAATACCTAAAGCATACGCTGATACTAAGCTGCCAATTAGTGGTGGTTCGTTAACTGGGCCACTCCTCACAGCAGCAACAGCGTCTGTTGGTGCTATCAGCAATGCTGCTGCTAGCACGGGTGGTGTGCAGGTTCTAGCTGCGAACAATGTAGCAGATGCTGCTTACATGGCGTTCCATCGGCAGGGTTCATTCGCCGCATACTTTGGCATAGACACCGACAACCAGTGGAAGGTCGGCGGTTGGTCGATGGGTGCTGTAGCTCACAAGCTATGGCACGATGGCAATGTGTCTAGAGCATCTGTTGCAGACTACCGCGCTAACTACGGTCCTGCTGCTAATAATGTACTTACGATAGGTCAGGTGTGGGCCTCTGCTGCTCAAGTAGGTGTTCCTGATGCTGCTGCTGTCACAATGGATTTCAACGCAGCGTTTGACTTTATTTGGGTCGTAGGTGCTGCTGGCAGAACTATGAACAACCCAATCAATCTCAAGAATGGGCAGAAGGGCACCATCATACTTTATCCCGGTGTAGGCGGTGCATCAGTTACAACGTGGGGTTCTTACTGGTGTTTCCCCAATGGTGTTAAACCAACACAAGCTATAGCAGGCTTCGACATCCTAACGTACTTCGTCTACAGCGATCTCACTCACATATTCTGCACATTCGGTAAGAGCTATTCATAATGCTGCCGGGCTTTATAACCACACTACACGGAGGTTTATCACCGACATCATTCGCGGTGTCTGCTCCTGCTAATGCTACAACTAACGTGGCATTCAACTTCACTGTCACAGCTATGGCAGGGAGCATTGTTGTACCGGGTTATACAGGCACTGTTCGTTTCACATCAACTGCTGGAGGCGCATCACTACCGGGCAACGTTACACTGACGAATGGCTCAGGCACATTCACTGCATCATTCCCGAATGCTGGTGCATACACGATCACTGCGATTGATACTAACAACGCACTGCTAACAGGTACAAGCGGCGCTATCTCAACGGCGTGGCAAACTTCTAACGGCAGTGCTGCATGGAGCGGAAACACAAGTTGGACGGTGCCAACCAACTTCAATCCAAATAACAACTATGCTGAAGCATGGGGTGCTGGTGGTTGTGCAGCTTTGAATAGCGCAGCTTACGGAGGTGGCGGTGGCGGCGCTGGTGGTGCATATGCGCGTAAGTACAACATACAGGCGTTTGCAGGACAAGTACTACCAATCGTTGTTGGACCTGCTAACGGCGCTTGGCACGCAGCAGGTAGTCACTCTGGTATCTTAAATCCATCTAGCACTGCGTGGCTGTGTCTTGCATATGGTGGTGGCGGTGGAAATCCGATTGATCCTGCTGATCCTACATATGGTGCTGCATCATATGGTGGTGTTTGTAGCAATGGTTACGCTGGTGTAGGTGAGTTGTTGTACCCCGGTGGTAGCGGTGGTCACATGCTTAATAGCATCTGCGGTGGTGGCGGTGGAGGTTGTGCTGGACCTAGTGGTGGTGGTGGCACGGGTGGTACGCATAACGGCGGCACAATGTCGAACTATCAACAAGCGCCCGGTGGTGGTGGTGGCGGTGCTTATGCCGGTGCAGGTGGTGCGGGTGGTTACTACTCAGGTGTAGGTGGACCCGGTGGTGCGTATGGTGGTGGCGGTGGTGGTCCTCTTTATACAGGTGGCGGTGCACATCACGGCGAAGTTGGTCTTGTCTTCATAACTTGGTTTGCATAGAGAAAGGTTTGACGATGCAAGTAACAGTAGAAGCAACGTGGCGCATGTCACGCATTGAGTTCAATGCATGGCACGGTATGCAGCCTCATGTGCGTGGTATGAGTGAGGTACTACTGCAAGAAGCTGATGTACCTGCTGATGTTTTCAACGGTACGACTAGTGAAGATGGCGTTGTTACATATGGAGCAGTGTCAGACTCACAGCAGATCACGCGTCCTATTGATGCTGTGCTAGGTGAGACAGTCACACTCAAAGACGGTACGATTGTATCATTCTCATCAATCGCTGAAGCACTGCCATTGTTCTTTGAGCGGTGGCGTGGTGAAGATGTTGTAGCAGCGTCAGAAGGTGTGCCTGCGCCAGTAATAGCAGAAGCTCCAATCGTGAGAAAGAAGAAGTAGTAGTGATACAAGCAACTGGCAAAGCTGTTAGTGATGTGGCGAGTGCCTTGAAAGATAGGCCGCTCGCACTTGCACTTGTCATTGTTAATATTGCATTCCTGCTAGTTACATCATTAGTGCTGTGGAGTGTGAAAGAGAGCGGTGAACGTAGAGACAAGCTGCTAAGTGATCTTGTCGTGAACTGCAAACCTAACAGGAGCACGCTATGATCGGTACTCTTATCTCTATCATCCTCACGTTGATTGTACTTGGTGTCATCTTGTGGGCTGTGCAGCAGTTGTTGCCCCTTGTGCCATTGCCACAGCCATTCGCAACGATCATCAATGTGTTGGTCACTGTCATCGTCGTGCTTGTCGTAGTGTGGATCATCGCAGGCTTGCTCGGTGTAGTAACACCTATGAGGCTGTGATGCGTGCCGTTGTAGTTATACTTTGTATACTCGTTAGCGGATGCCAAGTGACTGGCGGTAGATGGGTAGTAGATGCACCAGTGCAGAAGTGCAAAGGTGGTGTCATTAATACAGAGCGACGTGTCACTGATACATGGGTAGGTGGGCGTGTTCGTAACACAGTTATACGCACAGATGCGTGTTTGGATTGAACATGATTGTTAGACAGATTGAGAACCCTAAAGACGGCACTGATGTTGAGGAACTAGCTCAACTTCATCACGATGAATTTGGCACCTCGCGTGAGTTTGATCGCACTGCTGTAGGTGAAGCAGCATTCCACTGTGTGATGGACAAAGAGCGCAAGTATCTCAACTGCTGGGTGGCATATGACGACTATGACAAGCCTATTGGTTATCTCGCTGCTACTATTCGTCCTAGCTTCTATAGTCGTCGTTCGTATGCTGTGCAAGAGATGTGGTACGTTGTACCGCGAGCTAGAGGCACTAGAGCGTCAATCGAACTACTGGTACAATTTGAGCGTTGGGCTTTGTCTCATCGCGTCGAGCGCGTTTATATGCAAGTCGAACATGATGCAGATGATACTCTAGTCGTGAAGATAATGAAACTGATGTCTCGCTTAGGCTACAGAACTCAAGGCTATATCGCTGTGAAAGTGCCTACCTATGATAAACCCACAAACAAGGAACTGGACAATGATCGCTCCACACATCGCGTCGTGGGCGCTGTCGAAGAACACGCAGCGCAATAGCAACAACGAAGGTGTGGCTGCGACTGCCGTCACATCTATTGCTACGCCTAAGAAACAGAAGAAGCACAACGACAATGAGCGTGTGCTAGAGACTAAAGGTGGTGGTGGCTATGTTCCACCTCCGCAACCTACACCTAAAGAACAAGCAGAAGCTCGCGAGTGGGAAGCTCAGCAAGAGTTTGCGCGCGAGGAAAAGCGTCAAGCTGCTATCGACGCGAAAGCTAAGACTGACAAAGATGCTGCTGATGCTGCGTGGATGAGTGGTAAGAACGCCGCTTATCAAGGTGCACAGTCAAGCGCGCGTAACAGGTTGAACTCGCTGGGCATTCAAGCTGGTGATGACTACGGCTTGTATAGCAGCATCATGGGCAAGTACGATACTGCTAACAACTCACTACAAACGGGTGCAGACTACAGTGGTGCATTCTCACCGAATGTGTACGAGGAAGAAATCGGTAGTGCACGTAGTGGTCAGCGTAACAAGTACGCAACTGCGTTCGGTCAGCAGATCAATCCATACTACGCTGAAGATACCTTCGGTAGTACTGCGGATGATGCCATCTTGTCGTCTATTCTAGACACGCAGTACGGCGATGCGCTTGCGGACTTGCAGTCTGCACGTGATCGCGGTCAGGCGACTAGCTCTGTGTACGAGCGTGCGCTGCGTGACCTTGATACTGGCCGTGCTACTGCGAATACTGAGTTGCAGGGCATGGGTCGTGGTGTGCTTGAGGACATTGTTGGTGACATCAACACGCGTCGTCAAGGCTCACTCGATAACGCTGCTGCATGGGACTTCGGCTCTACCTACGATCCCACTGCTGAAGCTAACCGCATTCGCAACTACGCTAGCGAACGTCAGTCACAGCTTGAAGGTGACGTGCGTGGTGCTGTTGGTGGCAAGCAGTTCTTTGACATCAACTCATTGCTGGGTAAGGCGAAAGCTCGCGTTGGTAGTGCTAGTGCACCGGGTAGTGACAGCGGTTCTAACGCACTGCTCGATACCTTCGCTAATGAAGCTACTCGTAACAACACGAACGTCAAGGCGAACGAAGGCATCTTCTAAGGTATACGTTGTATAGGAGGTGCAACAATGGACATGGGTCTAGGAGCAATCGGTAGTATTGCCGGTGGTGTCCTTGGTTACATGGGCGCGATGGAGCAAGCTGATGCTCAGCGTGATGCAACACGCGCCAATATGGACTTCAACTACGCCAACATGGCAATGCGTGAACGTGAACGCGCTGAAGCCATTCAGATGGCGAAGAAGCTACAAGCTGAGCAGAAGCTAGGATACACTGACGCACGTGGTATGCGTACTAAATTCATCCCCGGTCAGGGGTGGGTAAGTACGCCGTCAGATACGATGAAGCGTCTGTTTGAGTTGCAAGAGGCTGAGCAACTTAACGTACTTACTAAAGACTTGCCGATGGCTCGCGCGGTGCGTGAGCGTAACTACAAGCGTGGGCTAGGTGAAGAAGCTATAGCTGACACGTATAGAAGGAAGCTACAGAACCTAGAAGCTACGCCTGCACGCGGTGATGACGCATACGCACACGATCTCTACACTGCGCAGACGATGGGCTTGCAAGACGCAGAGCGTAGTGCAGGCAAGCGTGCGTTCCAGCAGATGTTTAGAACCGGTGCAGGTAGTAGCAACATCGCGGCTGCTGCTGGTGAGATGCAGGATAAGACTAACCGCGCGTATCAGAGTGCTGCACTACAGTCGAAGCTGATGGCTCGCGGCATGGGTATGAAGGAGAAGAATGAACAACGTATGCCACTTGCTAACTTGTACAACCTGTTCGCTACACGCGCAGGACAAGGTGCATCTGCTGAATACAAGCCAACCGATCCATTAGCTGGTGATCAGATGGGTAATGCTGCACGCAATGCGCTTGTAGCAGGACAAGATTTGACGAAGATGTCAGCTATGAAGGGCGGTGAGTTTGATTACGTGCAGCCTAACCTTGGATACGGCAACGCACTAGCAGGACTTGGTGCGAGTGTGAGTAGTGCGTTCAAGGGTATGGGTGCACAGAACTCATACAACAACCGTGGTGGTCAGCAGGCGCAAGTAACAGGCTTCGGTCCTACAGGTGGTAGCAGCAGCAACGGCATGTTTTCAATGAATGAGTACGGCTGGACAGGAGACTAACGTATGCCACGGACAATGCCTGTCGCTATACGCGATGAGACAGGTGCTTTCATACGGCAGATGGCGCAGGGGAATGAAGCGCTTGCGCAGCTTTATACTAAGCTACTAGCTCAGTATGAAGAACGCCGCATGAATGAAGCACACCAGAAAGAGATGATGGGTATGCGTGAGAACATCGCGCAGGATCGCATCGGTGCTGCTAATGATGAGTGGTATAGGCGACGTGAGTTTGATCACAGCTTGCGTAATCCTAATGGTGCGCCAACAGGGCCTAACTATCTAGGACCGGGTGCTAGTGGTGTACCTAACCCGATGGCACCTGCTGCACAACCAACTGCTGCACCTACATCAGCAGCACCTAGTGCACGTCCTAGTGTGTACACGATTGACAACAACCCTTTTAGTAAAGGCGCGGGTGCTAATACACCAGCTACACCCGCGCCACGTGCTGATGCTGGTGCACAGGATACAGAGTTCAGTGCACAATCACGTAAACCATTGCCTACTGTAGACCAGCCACCACGTTCACCTCGCAGAGAGACACCAGATAATACACAGCTACCAAATCAACCACGCGTTACACCACGTCAAGCAGCAACGCGTCCACAAGGTCAGTTTCTAGAGGTAGATGCTAAGTGGCTAGACCTCATGCACACGATGGAGGACAAGTACAACTTGCCTCGCGGTGTGATGATGACAACGTACGGCATTGAGAATGGTGGTGGTCGTCAGTTTGGTAGGAACTCTAAGAGTAGTGCTGAAGGCATCTATCAGTTCACTAAAGAACTGCGTGATGAACACAGGCTTAGTGACCGCGACATCTATGATCCTGCGAAGATGATCCCTGCTGCTGCAATGAACATGCGGCGCAACGCTGACATCTTAGAGCAGAAGTACGGCATCAAGCTACCAGCTACACCTGAGACTATACCGATGTTCCATGCGCTACACCAGTGGGGTAGTGGTAGAGGGCCACGTGTAGTGAAGGCGTACTTGCAGAACCCTGATGCGCGTATGATTGACCACAACATCATGGGTACGCAGAAGGATGCACAGGGCAATGTCATTCCTAACTACACCATATTAGCTAACCAAGGTCATAACCCTACTATAACTGTGAAAGAGGCGTTGCGTAATAAGGCTGTGCCTTGGTACAGCGCATATACGCAGCAATTCAGTGAACATGCGATGCAGCCACAAGGTAAGTATACACCTGTAGCAGCACCACAGATACAGCCCGGAGCGGGAGCGACACCCACTACCAGCGCTGGTGATCCTAACGCACCACGTCCTCCATCTAACATACCGCCGCAGCAACACGGCACGATGGGTACTAGCCCACGTCTAGTGCGCGCTGTACGCGGTGGTGCTGAGCTAGCGTTGCCACCGGGTTATACACTAGAGCAGACATCAGGTGCTAGACCGGGTGGACGTAGTGCTAGTCATCATCACAAAGGCAATGCTGGTGACTTCAGGATTGTCACGCCAACAGGTGAACGTATACCACACAGCGGTCCAGATTACACAGGCTTGTACACACGGCTAGCACGTGGTGTTAAGACGTGGGTACGTGAGAACGATCCAGAGGCTGAGAAGCATATCGGCTATGGTGGTGCATTTGAGACTAGCAAAGGTAGCGGTCGTGCTGATACTATGCACTATGACTGGGGCGGTAGTCGTGGGCGTCTGCATCCTGAAGTACAGTTCTCTAGACTACAACCACTAGCAGACCACGAACGCAATGCACCTACACAAACAGCCCAGAGGGCGCAGCCCGGACCAGCTTCACCTCCTACACAAACCGCACAAGCTACGCCTACATCATCTGAACGCGCTATCATGCCTGCTATCTCTCGCATTCCTACTAGCGATGAGGTAGCTGCTACTTATGATAATAAGATAGCGAGCGCTGGGTTTGATGGCAAGCGTGCAGTTACACCTAAAGTTGCTACTGCGCCTGTCGTACCTGAAGCTACACCACAAGGTATTAAGCCTAGCGCGAGCGGTGTTACTGCGCGTAGCGATCTAGACTACGGGCTAGATGAAGAAGGTCGCTTCCAACGTGGTATACGTGATAGCGATTGGTACAAGGAGTTCGTTACTAAGTACAACGAGCATCCTGATCTAGATGATCCTAACTATAATTACCGCGCAGCATGGAAGGCTGGTGCACAGAACAACCTTGTGCGTGATCCAACCGACAACAACATGTTGCATTGGCCGTCACAGTTCAAAGGACCAGATCATCCTAACAGGTTCGTAGACGGTGTTGACACTATTACAGGTCAACCAAGTCAAGGACGCATTACACCTCCTGATGTTGGCACGCTAGCAGCACGTAGTGATCTAGCTTACAACGCTACACCAGCTAGCACACCTGCTGATAATCAATTACCGGGTGATCAGTATGGGTCATACTTCGATATGCCCATGCCACCTATTCGTCCGCCTATTGAACAGGAGATTACACAAGCTGACCGCAGTCCTACATCTGCTGACAGTGTGCAGGATGCGATGGTTGATGCTATGCGTCAACGCACTGAGCCTAACTACACGAACGAGGCGTTCAACGTACAGAAGCCTCCTGCTGATATGCCTCCGCAGCTTGAAGCTGGAGCTATACCAAGGACACCGCTGCCTGATGAGTTCACATCTGTATCACCTGCACAAGCTACACCCGATCCTATGTTGGGTGGTGCTGCACCTCCTAACTACAAGACGCTCACACCTAATCTAGATGTGGCGAATGTAACACCACGCGTGCCACTGCCTCCGGGATTTAAGGTGCCACTGCCGCAACTTGATGGTAGCAGTGTGAGTGCTACTGCTAGTGCACCTACCAACACAATGCCTCGTGGTGGAACACAGCTACCACCTAATCTACCACGCCAGCTTGAGCCTGAAGTTGTATCAGGTAATGCGCCTACGATGCGCAGTGTGATTGATGCGATCTACAATGGACAACTGCCTAATATGTCCACTGAAGACCCACGCAACGCACGCCCACCAAGCGCACCTAGCGAACCTCGCAATGATAACTCATACAAAGAGTACATCAACTCCGGCGATAGCAAAGCTACGCTCAATCAAATCGGTGAGTGGTTGAAGGAGAAGTACAACTACGCTGGTGAGCACAACAAACCGCCTGTTGACAATCAGGAGGTGTTCCAGAGGGCTGTGCAAGAGTTTGTAAAGAACGCTGGTCCTAATGCAGCGAGCATGTTGACTAACTGGTTGTACAGAGATCGACAACAGCAGCCACCTAAGATGGACGGTCGTCCACCGGGTGCACCAGTAGCAGCGCCACCTCCTGCACCTATACGCACTATGCCTGATGGTCGTCCGTATATACCAGAAGCTGAACCACTCAACGTGCCACCACGTGCTGGTAGTGGACCTGCTAACACTACACTTAGCCAACCAGCTACAGGTGCAGATGCAGTACCTCTACCGGGTGCTGGCGCTGGTAAGCCTGCTGCTAAGGGTACACCTGTGCAGCGTATAGTTGGTCCTGATGGTGTGCCTGTGTTCGTTGTACCTAATGCAGCGATACAAGCACCTATAGTTGAAGAAGCCGCAGAGCCAGAATAATGTCTGATGGTTATACAGCGTATACGCGTGAGGACTTCATATCCAAGTTCGGTTATGATCCTGACAGCGTAGCTACAGACGCTAAGACTGCGAGCGCAGATGAACCGTGGGTTAGGAACCACTTGAAGTCTGCTGCTGTAGGTGTGATGACACTACCTACAGACCTAATCAACTTCGGACCTACTGTGTATCAAGGTGCAGGTGCACTCTATGATGCGTATGCCAATGACACCAAGTTCACAGATGAGTTTCAGAAGCGCATTCAAGTTGAAGGTGCTGATGATGCTAAGCTCAAACATCTGCAAGATATAGTTGCATCATGGAGGCGGCGTGATCCTTCGCTGACTAATGAACAAATACAGAAGGGTATCACTGACTATCAGAAGTCGAAAGCGTACGAAGACTTCTCTACTGAGCAGTTGAGCGGTCCACACTACCTCGCAGCTAAGTGGCGTGACACTAGCAGACGCCTGCTAGGTGATGAGCGCACTGAAGATGAGCGCAGTTGGACAGAGAGTGCTGCTGAAGCTATAGGTGGTGCATTCATAGGTGCACCTGTTGGACCTGTCCTTAGTGGTGCTAATGCGATTGCGCGTACAAGTGCCGCCGCTGCAAGTGTCATGGCTAATCCCGCAGTACGTGGTGCTGTGCGTGTAGGTGAAGCACTCACTCCGTTGACTATACCTTATAACGCTACGAACGTAGCTATCAACGCTGGTGCTGGTCTAGCTATAGACCAAGGTATGCGCTATGCACAGGGTAAGAGTACTGCATTCACACCTACACACGAAGACCCTGCTGGTATTCCTGCACTAGCTGGTGTAGTAGGTGCAACGGGTGCCGCTGCTGCATTCGTAGCTGCTGTGCGTGGTAGGACTAGGCAGGCAATACACCCTAGTCAGGTCGAGATCAACTTAAACAGTGATCCACACTTAAACTACAGCGTTAGCCCTGATGCACCAACAGGTCAAGCTATTATAAATGGTGGTCCTGCACAACAGCTAGGTCCGTCATCGGAGATTGATGCTGTATCTAATAGCGGTATGTGGGGACGTATACAAAACATACGCCGTACAGCGCGTGAGCGTTTCATTGATCAGAACGCACAGCCTCTTGGCATGATCCGCGATATACACGGTGGTCAAGTAGCACGTGAAGCTGAAGACTTGTACACACGTAATACAGGCGCAGTGTTGAATGATCGCGTAGCATCAGACAGCCTCACTATAGATGGCCCTGTGCTTGATGCTTGGTCAGCGATGGTGCCTGAGAAACAGCGCGCAGTTGCTGCTTCGCATTGGTTGACATCGTACGGGTCAGACATACTCACAACGATGGATGACTACCGTGCTAGGATCGCTGAGATACAGACACAGATAAACAATCCGTATACACATCAAGCATCTCTCAATGGTCTGCGTAGACAAGAGGCTGCGTTGCAGACTGACTTGCAGCGGTTGATAGCTGATGATCCTACAGCACGCCAACGTATACCTGCACGTCCGCAGAACTCTGTATTCGCTGCACGTAATGCATTCATAGTTGACCCTGATCCACAAGTTGCTGCGTATAGGAACGCTGTACAAGCGCGCAATAGGGAGTTGCTTGATAGACAGGTGAGAAGTGGTAGGTTGTCACAAGCTGTTGCTGATGAATGGCATAGACGTAACCCGTACTATGTACAAGCAGTCAGTGATCCGCACGGTGATCTGACTGGTTGGTCGCGTACGTTTGCAGACCTTAGTGATAAAGCACGTACCGCAAGGATCAGGGCTAGCGAGGGTACATCTAAGGGCGCACTACGTGAAGGTCCACTACGCTCGTTCGACAGAGAGATACCACAACCACCTACTACACCTAACGCACCAGAGACACGCATCACACAACCGCTGCACCCGCTGAGTGCAT